CTAATAGTGAATTGGCTAGTACGGCGTTTGCCGAATATGCGGCAGGTAATCCCATTCTTGTTGATGCTGTGGAATCACATGCAGACGCGATGGTTACACTTGCAGAATCAGAACTCGCGCTTGCAGATTTATTGCTTGAAGAATCTATGGCTGGAGATACAGTAATTAACGTCACGGTCGAAGGTTCAGTCACCGCCGTTCAAGATTTGGCCGAAGTCATCACCGATATTCAGTACGAGTACCAAAGAAACGGAAAGGGTCTGCGTTTTAGCAGCATAGCAATCTAATGGCAGCTCCCACAATTCGCGTCTTTGTTGATTTCGACAGCGACACCGCGTTTGAAACCAATCCTTTAATTCTAGGATCAGCCACGAAAGGCATATTGGGAACTAATCGTTTGGGATCTGGAACGTTACCTGTTGAAGTTACTGACCTAGTGACGCGAGTTAATATCCGTCGGGGTCGTAACCGCATCACAAGCAAGTTCGAGTTCGGTAGCGCGGAAGTCGTTTTATACGATCAAAACGGCGATTGGAATCCGATGAACCCAGCCGGAGCGTACTACCCCAACCTTGTGCCATTGCGTCAAATTATTATTTATGCCACTTACCTTGGCGTTGATTATTACCTGTTTAGCGGTTTTATCACCAATTACGACACAGGGTTTAGGCAAGGTAATGACGATGTTTCAACCGTCAGCCTTAAATGCGTCGATGCGTTCAAGCTGCTGGCAGGTTCAGCCATTACAACCGTGGCTGGCACAAGCGCAGGGCAACTTTCAGGGGCGCGCGTAGATGCCCTTCTAAACGCCGTAGATTGGCCTGTAAGCCTTCGTGAGATAGATACTGGCAATTCAACCCTTCAGGCAGATCCCGGCACGTCTAGGAACGTTTTGGAGGCTTTACAAACCGTTGAAAATAGCGAGTTTGGCGGCATCTTTGTTGATGGTCAAAGTAACGTGGTATTTGTGGATCGTGACTCGCTTATTAGTCGACCAGCCACCAGCCTTTACAGCTTCAATGACGATGGCACACAGATTTCCTATACCAATGCGGTTGTGGCCTATGATGACACCACGCTTATCAATGACGTAACTGTAACTCGCTCAGGCGGTACAGCACAGAACGTATATGACCAGACCAGCATTGACACGTTCTTTCTTCATTCAGGCATCCGCGATGGCATCCTTGTTCAAACTGATGCTGAAGCTCTAAATCAGGCTAAAGGCATATTGGCTACTCGTAAGGATCCTGAAGTCCGAATCGACTCAATCCAACTAAACCTTTATGACAACATCAACCCTAATAAGCCTAAGGCTGGGGTTGACATAGATTTGCTCGATGGCATCACGGTTACAAAGACGATGCCGGGAGCGACCAGCGTAACACAGCCAAGCCTTGTCAACGCTATTCACCACGATATTACCAAGTCATCATGGATGACGACCCTATTCACTTCTGAGCCTTTATTGGCTGGCTTCGTGTTAGACAGCGCAGTTAGCGGTATACTTGACTCAGACGTGCTGAGCTACTAAGGAGCAATCAATGGCAGGTGCAGGATATAAGCTGTTTAACACGGGAGATGTGCTTACAGCAGCTCAGGTAAACACTTATTTGCAGGAGCAGGCGGTCATGCGTTTTGCGAGCGCAGCCGCGCGTACAACAGCACTTTCGGGCGTACTTGCCGAAGGAATGGTGTCGTATTTAATGGATACTAATGCTGTTGAAGTTTACGATGGATCTGCATGGGTAGGCGTAGCCACAGGTGATATTACTGCCGTAACTGCCGGAACTGGTATAAGTGGCGGTGGCACTTCAGGCGCAGTAACAATCACCAATTCAATGGCAACAGAAATAACTGCTGCTGGTGACATAATTGTTGGAACAGGCTCAGGCACTTTTGATAATTTGCCAATTGGCACAACAGGTCAAGTATTAACCGCCGATACAACAGTCAGCCCATACAAAGTCAAATGGGCGGCTGCAAGTGGTGGAAGTTCAACATTTGTCGGAGTAAGTGTTTATGAATCACCAGCAAATAATGCAAGTTTATCAAGTGGTGTTTGGACGTTAGTTACTTGGAACTCTGAAAGATATGATACAGATGGTTTTCATAGCACTTCAAGCAATACAGGCAGAATAACGATTCCAACTGGTAAAGGTGGCAAATATTTATTTACTGGTGCTGTTTATTTTGCTAATACGGCAACGGCAGGTATGCGTCAATTAAGATTGTATAAAAATGGTACTGATTTAGGTATTTATTTTATGACGACTGGCTCGGGTTCAGGTACATTTTACCCAAATCCACAAATAAACTATGTGGTAAATGCTGCTGCTGGTGACTATTTTGAAATGTACGCACAACAAAACTCAGGCAGTAGCCAGCAAATGTATTTCGATGAAGGCACTTATTTTCAAGCAAGTTATTTAGGAGCATAGAATGGATCTTTACGAAATAATTATTGCCGCTTATCCTGAATTAACAGATGCAGATTTTAGTCTAAAAAATACTATTGTTTTGCAAAATGATTCAGATGGTTTTGGTGATTACATCCGAGAATGGAATTATGACAAACCCATTCCCGAAGGCCTTAAACTCGGTAAGTAATGCCTAAACTGTGCAAAGCGGGGCAACAGTTACGCGAGCAGATTGATGATGCGTTCCCCGATAGAGATCGAACTTCGGATGGCTGGATCGGTGACGCGAAGCATGCAGCTCGTAAGTCCGATCACAATCCTACTGTTGAAGGCATTGTACGTGCCATCGACATTGACGCTAATCTCAGATCCCACGCATCCGAAGCTTTCGACCTTGCTGATCAGCTTCGATTACTTGCCCGATCTGATAAACGAATTTCTTACATAATCTTCAACGGCAAGATTGCGTCGTGGCGTGGCAATTACAAGTGGCGCAAATACAAAGGCATTAACCCACACACAAAACACATTCACGTCAGTTTTACTGCTAAGGGCGATTTTGACGGCAGTATGTTCCGCATCCCATTACTAACAGGAGAACCTATCAATGGAGCAAGCAAAGGCAGTCGCCGCAAGTTGGGCACGATCATTTCTAGCAGCCGGAATAGCAACATACCTAGCGGTGGGTTGGGATGCACCTGCAATTGTCAATGCAGCTCTGGTCGCGAGTCTGCCAGTCATCCTGCGGTGGCTAAACCCTAACGACTCCGCTTTCGGACGGCGATGACACCTGCTGAATGGGCAGCGTTTGTCGCTGCCATACTTTCATGCTGCGCACTTATTGTCGGCGGCCTTCGTTACATTATTCGACATGAAGTTCCGGGCATATTGGAAGCATCAAACATCGTGTCGCGCATCGATAAACTTGAATCAATGGTCTTAGAATTGCTGACTAATGAGCGCAAGAAAATTATCAAAAAGCGAACTCGCCGCTAAACGCAAGCGCAAAGAAGCTGCTGCGCGGCGTACTGGTGAGCCATTAAAACCCATTGATATTTGGGCTGCTCAAATTGTCGAATGTTATGAGGCTTTGGTACGTGCTGGATATGGTGAAGATCGCGCTCGATGGTATATCGAAGAACAGATGCGATTACCAGATTGGCTAGTGGGCAATCCTGATCATACGCCCTATGAAGATGATGAGGATGACGATTAAGCGAATCGTTGTTATTTCAGATTTACAAGTTCCCTACGAAGATAAGAAAGCCGTCAAGAATGTCGCCCAGTTCATCAGAAAATACAAGCCTGATGACGTTCTATGCGTGGGCGATGAAATCGACTTCCAAACAATTAGCCGATGGAGTTCCGGTAGGGATGAGTGGTCGGGAAGCATTGGTCGAGATCGTGACCGAACTGTCGAAGTCTTGGCCGAATTGCAAGTTCAACATCTCAGTAGATCCAACCATTCAGCCAGACTCTACAACTCACTAAGTAAACGCCTACCCGGCTTGATTGGCCTACCAGAGCTGACCATTGAGCGGTTTTTACGGCTAGATGAATTAGGCATCAAATATCACCACAAGCCCTATCAGTTCCATGAAAATTGGGTAATGGTGCACGGTGACGAGCAGAGCACCAAGCCACAAGGCGGTTTAACGGCTTTAGAAGCCGCTAAGAGGCATGGTAAGAGCGTGGTCTGTGGTCATACTCACAGGCAGGGCATTTCGTCCTTTACAACGGCTTCAGGGGGCGTTTTAACGGGTATTGTGACTGGCTTTGAAGTCGGTCATTTAATGGATGTTTCTAAAGCGCATTACACGCGTGGAACGTTCAATTGGCAGAAAGGTTTTGGACTGCTATATGTGGATCGTAAAGGTGTTACGCCGATGGCAAT